GAGCCAGACAATGCCAAAGCAGGGTATAGTTTCTACTGGGAGATACATGGCTTCATATGGTTTCCTTCGTGGATTATGTGTGGGTAATGGAATACCCTATCATTTGATTCAGCCTCAGTCATGGAAGAAGGCTATGATGCCTGATATGGGCAGGGAGAAGGGTGCGTCTATACAGAAGGTGACGCAGCTTTATCCTGAGTTATCACTTACAAGAGTTAAAGACCATGGGATTGCTGATGCCGTACTCATTGCAAGATATTTAAAATTAAATATATTGAATGGCACAACAATCTCCAAGGATGGATGATAAGGAGGCGATGCAGGAGCTGATGGATCGGCTTCAGGATCACGATACTTATTTTCAATATTGTGTAAAGATTCAGGAATTAGGCACAAAGAAGCTGATTCCTTTTGTGATGAATCCTGTGCAGAAGATCTTGCATGGGATAGCACAGAAACAGTTAGAAGAACAGAAACATGTGAGGATAATTGTCTTGAAAGCAAGGCGATTCGGTATATCCACTTATGTTCAGGCACGGATGTTCAAACGTGCTGCCACCCAGTTTAATCAGTTAGTGCATATCTGCACACATTCCAAGAATACAACTTCAGAAATGTTTGCCATGACGAAAGTTATGGAACAGAACTATCCCGATTTTATTAAACCACTGTCACATTACTCAGGAAAGCAGGAACTTACATGGGGTTCCAGTGATGGCAAGGGGTTGAACTCTAGGTATGGTATGTCTACTGTAGAAGGCTCCGAGGTAGTAGGTGCGGGGATCGACATGCTTCATTGTTCCGAGGTCGCCCGTTGGGGTAGTCGTGCCCGGGAGTATGCAACTGGTATGATGAACTGTGTTGTACAGGGGTATGGCACGGAGATCTGGATGGAGAGTACTGCAAAGGGAGTTGGTAACTATTTTGAAAAAGAATGGTGGCGGGCAGATAAGGATACAAGTGGACTTAAGACTGTATTTTTTCCTTGGTTTGTATTTGATGAATATCAAACGGATCTGAGTGAGGAGGAGTTAAAGGATGATTCATTTAAGAAATCATTAGGTACAAACCCTGTATATGGTGGAGATGAAGAAAAGAATCTTCTGGGAGTAGAAACATCCTATGAAACAGATGATGGGCTATTTGAGTTTGAGGTTACTCTTGAACACCTGAAGTGGCGTAGGAATAAAATTATATCACCAGAATGTCAGGGTGATCTAAATATATTCCATCAGGAATACCCTACTACTGCGAGAGAAGCTTTTGTCGCATCAGGTAGGAGTGCATTTGATTCAGTAACCTTAACAAAGATGTGGTTTGAAGCAGAAGAAAGAGAACGAGACTTTCCACCTAAGCGTTTTGTGATCCCTGTTAATGGATTCCAGAATGTAGGTGGAGAAGAAAAGATGAGATATTTTATGGAAACAAAGCCGGATGGAGAGTTTACTGTGTTCAATCCACCTCAGGAAGGCAGGCACTACAGGATAGGAGTTGATGTGGCAGAGGGGATAATGTCTGAGACAGGAGACACGGATTACTCTGTAGTCACAGTGCTAGATGCTGAAACATATGAGGAGTGTGGCACATGGTGTGCACGTATAGACCCAGACCTACTTGCATGGATAATAGTTACTATAGGTAAATGGTACAATCATGCCCTTGTTGCAGTAGAGAATAATAATCATGGGTTATTAACATTGAAGTTCTTATCATTGATCCATCATTACGACAACATATACATAGAGAAGGCTCTGGATGAGCGTGGGCAAAGACAGAAGAAAAGATTAGGGTTCAATACTAACATAAAAACAAGGAAGTTAATACTTGATTTGTTGCGAAGACTTATACGTGAAGAACAGATTGAATTGTTTTCGAAGGCTACAATTGATGAACTTCAAACATTTGTTATACATAACAATGGTAAGGAGGCAGCCCAACACGGATGTCATGACGATAGGGTGATGTCATTAGCTATTGCTGGGTATATGTGTTATATGCATCCGCATCTTCCGGGGCCATCAATGCCAGCCCAGCCCAAATCTCAAAGAAGAGAATATTACGTGAGGGCATAAATGGATAGGATTAAAATATGTGAACAGTGTGGTACTGAATATACTGCAGATAAGTTTCAATATACAAAACAGAGATACTGTAATAAGAGGTGTAAGGAAAGACGTAGGTGGGAGAAGCAGGTGATATCAGGAGATATAAGGCATAAGAAGGGTGGCTATAATAGGTCAACCTATATTACGAAGTGGATGGAAGCTAGGCTGTCAGACAATACAGCACCATGCCATTACTGTAAGGCAAGGGTGACACCAGAGGATTTTGTGCTTGATCATATGATTCCGGTAGCAAAGCTTAGTACCAAGGCTGAAATGATTGAGGAATCTAATCTAGTGGTGGCATGTCGTAAGTGCAATCAGGCTAAAGGGAGTATAGGTTATGAGGAGTTCTTAGAGCATATAAAGGTAGGTTAATAAATATTTATATTGACAGACGTTTTTCTGCATTTTAATCTGATAATGGTTAAATGTCAGAAAAAAAGATGCTCAGATCTATCTGTACTGCATGAAAATACTATAGTGCATACTATGACACCCCCTGAAAATCCTATGAAATACGGATATAAGAAACCGATCAGAAATAATCAACCCCCAGTATATCAACATAAAGTCATAAGAAAGCAAACTAGGAAGAGGTAACTATGGGAAGTAAGATAAAGCAAAAGAAGTTCTCAAGAACTGCTACTGAAACCAATGCTGATATTCTGGAAAGAATAGGAGGTTCTGGTGGTGCAGCTTATAGATCATCAAAAAGTAAAAGGCCGGATATACTTAAATTAAAGAAACAATCCAAGCCACTTACAACTAAATCTGATGCGGCAAAAATGGTTAGGGCTAATAAAAAAGCTGCAAAGAAGAATCCAAGGACTGGGAAAGTAATTAAAAAAGCAATTAAGGCAGGAGGAGCTGGAGTACTGGTAGGAGCTGGAGCAGTAGCTAGTCAATGGATTAATCAGGAAAAGAAAAAATAAGGTAACTATGTCAGGAACTAGAAGATCTCGGAAGCAGTCTACAAGACGGGTTACTCCTAAGGAGGGTAAGGAGGAAACATTCCAAAGAAGAGGTTCTGGAAGATACCCTGCAAAAGCAGCAGTTAAAGAAGCGAAGCTAGATATAAAAAGTAAAAAGCTTATGGCTGCAGCACAATTAGCTGCACAAAAGAAAATTGCTGCTGAGAAGAAAAGGAAGGAACTAGCAAAGAAAAGAAAAGCCTTAATGACAGCCGCAAAAAAGAAGGGTGTAAAACTTAGAACTGATTATACAGCACTTTATCGAAAGCCAAAGACATAACCTATGGCAGAGTATGCAAAGGAAAGCACCCAGTATATTACATCTGATAGTGAAGAGGGTACACCAGAGGGGCTACTTCCAGATTCGTTAGGATTATTAGTACAGGAGCTGTACACAGAAGCATCTTCTGATTCTGAGCGAACAACTAAGGAAGGGATATGGGAAGCAGCATGGCATGCTATGCGTGGTGAATTCCCTGACACTGTATCCAAGGCAGTAGAGATCGCAAAGGAACGTGGTATATATGTGAACCTTACGAAGCGTAAAGTCCACGAGGCACGAACCAAGTTAATGAGTTCTACGTTCCAACAAGGTAAGATCCCATTTAAGATTACGCCTGCACGTAGACCAAAGTTTATGTCACCGGATGTATTAAAGAGTGACTCGCCTTATGATGAGGCAACTCTTCGGGCAAAGAACTGTGAGTTAAAGATCAGGGACATATTTGATATGACATCATATGAGGATGTCCTGTCTAAGGTTATAAATGAGCAGACACTGTATGGTACGGGAGTTACCAAGTCGATTGTACTAAAGAAGATTGACTTCCCATTATACCAGACAGCTTTCGCAGATCCTTTAATGGAGATGATTGAGGAGGCAGTGGAATCAGAAATGTGTCCACATGTTGAATGGATCTCTGTTTGGGATGTTTTCCCTTCTTCCGGCTCCACAGGGAAGTCTGATTTAGACTGGGTAATTCAGAGGCGTTACATGTCTGCTCAGGAATTACGCACAATGGCTCAGGCATCTAATGGAAACTTAGATCCAGAACTAATTGAAAGGTGCATTGAGACAGGTGAAGGCCAGACAGTTGCAGATATAGGAGGGACTTCTCCAAAAAGATGGAGTACAAGTTACGATAAGAATAAGAATTTCTGTGTGCTGGAGCTGTGGCATAGGGGCTTAGGTAAGCAGGATCTTGAGCCGCATATGGAAATTACCGATAAGATGCTGGCTGATGGGCCGATCCATATGCCTGTTGTAATTACTGTACTTGGTTCCAAAGTATTAAGGGCTATTCCTAATCCATTTGACGGAAGGATACCATTCGACTTTTGTTATTGGCAGGAGCAGGAGGATAGTATATGGGGTAGTGGTATATACGAAGCTATCCGTGACGATCAATCTATGGTGAATTTCATATATGGAATGATTGTTGAGGGGAAGACAATGGCATCCCAGCCAATGTTTGCTATAAACCCTAATGCTTTTGACAGTACTCAGGATGACTTCTATGATGTTTTTCCGGGTAAGATCTTTAGAATGAAGACTGGAGAAAGTGTTAATGATGCTTTTAAACCAGTGATAGTACCAGATGTAACAAGTGGACTGGTAGATTTACTAAGGATAGTAGAAAGGAATACGGATCTTTCATCAGGACAGACACCTATAGGTATGGGGTCTGGGGCACAGTACCAGACTAAGACTGCAACTGGAATGCAGATCTTAAATGAGAACCAGAACAAGTTAACTACAGGTGTAGTAAGGTCACTTAATAATCTGGTTAATGAAAATGTGTCTGCCATCTATTACTGGTTAATGGCAGATTCAGATGACATGTCCATTAAGGGGGACTTCCTTTGTCAGGCTAAAAGCTATGACACCTTCATGGCAAAGGAGGTTACGATACAACAGGTGTTACAGTTAATACAGGTTGTTGGTCAAGTTCCTGAGATGAGGAACAGGTTTAATTTTGAAAAGCTTGCCGTTCCATTGAAAGCAGGGTTAGGATTAGAAATAGATGGATTAATAAAATCTGAGGATGAAGTAGCTGAGTCTGCACAACAGGAGAAGGCATCTACGATTGAACAGGTGCAGCAGCAGATGGAAATGGAAAACCAGAACTATGAAGATAAAGCACTGGTAGATGAGAAGAAAGCTGTAGCCGCAGATATAAGAAAAGGGATTATACAAGAAAGGCTGGCAAAAATAAAAGAAGGGGATTTAATGTTGTCTGATAATCTACCTGATTTGTTGCAACAGACATCCTTATTGTTATTAGAGGAGATGCAAAAACAACAGCAGGAGCAACAACAGGCACAGCAACAGCAACAACAGCAACAACAGAATGTTCAAAATCAACAGCAAGAACAGGCAGCACAAGGTGCAGATGGACAGGGAGAAGCTGGAGCACCTCCTAACACTGAGGGAAGACCCCAGATGGAACCAGCTCTCTGAATTTTTAGAGGACAGACTTAGACGGAAAGAGGATAGACTCATTGAGAAGCCCCTCTATGACGGAAAGGAAGTAGCCTCCTTTAACGTACTTATCGGTGAAATTAAAGAAATCAAGAATATACTTGACCTTGATAGTTTTATTCGGAATGTACTAAACCATAACGAAGAGTGACATATGCAAGATGAAGCACCTCCTGAAGGAGAAATGCTTGATCAACAAGCAAGTGATCAAGGGGCAAGAGAAGATGAGATTGCCGAATTAAATCAGAAACTAAATTCAGTAACAAAAAGTTACGAGGATTTAAGGCCACATGCAGATCGTGCCTTTAGTGCTCAGAAAGAAAAGGATGCAGAGAATCAGGACTTGCGAGCTAGACTTGCAGTTCTTGAGCGTGAATCAGAAATTAATTTACAAACTCAAAAACCTGATCCCTATTCTGATGAAAACTTTTTATCTGATGATGACCAAAGAGTAATGGAAGATTTCCCTGAGGTTATGAAAACTTCGGAGAAGTTAGCAGAACGAATGGTCAGACGGCAAATAAATCAGTTTAAAACACAACAACTAGATGATGTAGAAGACAAGATTAATAGGTATGTAGAACATAAATACGAGGAACCGATAAGCTCATTAAATCAGAAGTATGATGCAATATCGCAACAATCGTATTTTGATGGCATCCTTGGGTTCGGAATATGGCCTGCAATTGAAGATGATAGATCCTTTATAGAATGGGTTAATGAAGATTCAATGCGTAGGTTAGGTATGACTCAAGGTGATAATGAGGCAAAAGCACAGGTGATACAGTTATTCATAGGTGCACAAGGTGATCAGCCATATACTGGGACAGATCGACAAGATCAGAGAAGGCAGCAAGCCTCTCAGTTAATGGGGTCTTCACAACCTCAGGCCACAACTTCAGATCCTACACAGGGACTTTCAGGCGAAGCGTTATACAACGCAATGGCTGATTGATATTCTGTTCTTGCTCTACATTAACTAAATTTTATAACAATATAATAGAGTAAGATAATGGCTACAACGTGGACAGGTGGATTAGCAACTGCTCATAATCGAGGCGGTACGGGTGCAAGCCCTATGGCTGGAACCATGAAATATGGTTCTCTCGATGAGACAGAGGCATTTAAAATCCAGAAGAAATTTTTATCAATAGCGAAACGATCCATGATAATGGCTCGATTTGCTCAGAAGGAAACGAAGGCTCAGAAAGAGGGGCTTGAGGT